TCCACTCGTTTGGGGGGATCGCCCGGGGCAGAGGGGTCAAGGCCTCGTCTGGCATTGCCGTTGCCTGCGGTGGGCTGGCTGGTATTGATCGATTGGATAACGTCAGATCGGAGCATTTGAACGACCTGCCCCATATTCACCATAATGTCGCTTCGAACCTTCACGGCTATCCTTCCGCCATTCCAAGTAAGCTTCTTCGGCTTCTTCAGCTTCTTAGCCATTAGTTTTTGACTTCCAGCGCCGTCAGATTTCCATCGTCATCCTTGGTGTGGATCGTGAATCCAGCCTTGGTCTGAGCGACTAGATAAACGCCGTGGACCTCGGCGAGCTGTAGCTTGATGTGATGTGCCTTGGAAGGCTTTAGAGCCGCGACAACGTCGAACCTCTTATCATCCATAAAGAGCCTGTCATCGCGCACGATTTTTGCTGTGGGTCGAATATAGGCGATATACTGAATTTGCTCGTCATCGCGAGCTGCAACGATCAAGTCCCTGGCACTGGCCGCATAATATCTGATCGCTATGGTCGGATCAGTCGGGTGAATCATCAGGGTTTCGAGATCTCCGCCTTGTCCGTCAGGCTCCCATTTAGGAGTGGTTACGGTGGCAGTCTTGTTAAGAAGGTGATCGCCAATCGCCGCGTCAGTCATTAGAGTATAATCTCGTAACGACTGATCACCTCATTGAACTCTTTGTTCTCGCCGTAAGTCCCGCTCCAATCTCCGATCTTTTCCTGCTTGATAGATTTATCTCTGGATCTTCCTTGGAATCTGAAATTAACCATGTCGATGGCTACTTGCTCAAGCTCCGCTGGTAACGTCTTGCACGAGAGCGTAATCGTCTCACCCGCCGCCTCGGTCGCTGTTGGGGTTTCATCGACTGTAATAACCAAGTCTGTTCGACTCGCAACGGTGTACTCGATATTGAGTCCAGAGTCAGCGAATCCGCCAAACGTGCACCGATCTCCATCCACAAGGAGAGGCCACTTACCCGACGTTCGAGTAAACGTTTTAGCGGAGGCGTCAACAGCGCAATCAGTAAAAGAGTCAGCGACCACAATATCGTCAGAAGGAAGTAAGTATCCGTAGGTGTAAGTAAGGGAATATTCACCATCAGCCGCCTGCGGTAAGTAGGTGCGCTCGATCAGCGTCCTAGTAGTGAAGTTCTCAATCCAACCCGCCCCCATAAAAACTAGCCCGGACGCCCCATCACCGTAAATTTCATATTCGCTCGTCGCTACTACTGAGCCAGTGAGGGTTAACGCGCCCAGATCAACAAGGGGGAACCTGCTCATCATTTTTGTTGTTTTGGAATTTCCATTGAATGTCTCGACAACCACCTCGCGACCAAACCTCCGCCTGCATCGAGACTCGATAAAACTGGTCACCCTGTCAATTAGGCTGGCCAGATAAACGTCGTTAGAATCGCCTGGCACTATCGCGACCTTTAGATCAGCCAGAGTGACGAGGCGAGACTGCAAGCGCCTGGTGGTAGTCGTGATCATTTCGTTACCATCTTCCTTTCTTTGTCTGCGACTGATTGCCGCTTCTGATCCTCGGTCGATGGAACTGGCGTAGCACGATCGCTCGGCCTGATCTGCTTGTTAGGCGAATCAGTGTTACTCACTTTGGAGCTGCTCATCGAGCTGCTTGGTTTCTTCTCGAAGCCGGTCAAGCTCCGCAATATTACTCTCAACCGATGCGACGAGTTCGTCGTTCTGTGCGTAGCCCTCAATACCAGCTGCGCGAGCGGCCTTGGCTTTCGCATGCTGGGACTCCAAGGACGCCTGTTCTTTAAGAGCGCTTTCCAGACCAGCGGAAGCCTCATCGATAAGCGACTGACCAGCAACCTTATCATCGGCTCCCTTGAGTGACTTCTCTGCCTTCGTAAGTCTGGATTTGGCTTCCTTGACCTTGTCTCCGGATTCCTTCTCGGCATCTGCTTCTCCTTGGCTAGCTACCTTGTCCTGCTCGACCAGCAATTCAGCTCCGCCGGAAGCAGATTCCAGATCTTTGTCAGCCGCCTCGTATGCTGCATGAGTGAGCTGGTCAGCCTCATCGACAAGCTGAACGACCTCCCGCATCTGCTTGGATATCAAGCGCTTCGCATCATTGGCATTGTTGAGAGCTGTGATCGCTCGCGACACTGCAACGCCGGTAGTAGATCCAGACGTAGACTTGATCCTATACAGCTCTGCATGACCCTTGCTTAACAACTTCAAAACAACAGGCCGACGGAATCGACCGATCTCGCCAACGTTTAGGCCCTCAGCATTTTTCAGCATCTTGACCATGATTTTATCTCCAGAAGGAGCGTTAACATCAACTTCGGGGAAGTCCCGAATAGACTTTGATTTAGGTCCAGATCCTTTAGTTGCGTCCATCTTGCACTCCAGTTGTGACTTTGGGTTTTACTGCCTTTGCCTTTTTGGGTTGCGGCTCTTGCCTAGCAACCCCAGACTCAATTATCTTATCTGCAACTGAGTCCTCAAGAATTTCTGAGTCGCCCGGATTCATGCCGTTAGAACATGACTTGGTGTATACAATCTTTTTCACTTTGCGACCTCCGGTTAAAAAAAACAGGGGAAGATCATCCTCCCCTGTTTTGATCTAGCACTTACATTTAGGCGGCTGGGTACTCTGTTGCTCCGCCAAGAACCATAACAGCGCCGATAGAAGCGGTGTCGGTGTCAGCCGTAGAAATGCTCGGGGTAAACTGAACTCGAACATAATCACGAGCTGCGCGGATATCAAAGTCATAAGTAGACTCGAATCCCGCCGCCGTGGTGACACCAGTAGCAACAACCGCCGAAGCAACTGCCGTACCGAAGTCGGCCCACGAGCTACCGTCTGCGCTGTCTTGCAGATTGGCAGCAACAGACAGCGTTTCCGCCGCTTGCAGTGTGGTCACGCCATGAACAACAACCTTCACAGACTCATACATCGAGCCTAAGGCGCTGCGCTGAATAGAGGTTCCGTCAACCTCAGTTGCGTCACCAGAGCCGCCAGCTGTAACAGCCGTGACTACTGAGGCGCTCTTTACGAGGATCTCCTCGCCAATATCCCGTCCTAACATAATGCTTTTACTCCACCGCTGGAGGCTCAACGCCTCCTTAGGTTATTTACTCGTTTAAGACGCGGTGTAAGCCACGGTCGTTTTGATTGCAATAGATTCGCGATGACGAACTACCAAGTCATGGCGAGCAATTGCGCGGATGACCAGAAGGTCATTGTCGAATGCTGATACTGTCGCGCCAGCCGAATCAACAAAAGACGCTGAATCGGAAATAGCGAAGTCGATCACCTTTCGATCACCGATAATTACATCGGCCATATCAACCAGATAGATCTCAGATCCACCGCGAGTACCACCACCCAGATTGTCGGGGATGTTATTCGTCAGGCCGATATCCCAGCCGTTCAGTTTACCCAGAGACATCTCTGGACCGAATACCAGGTTGTTATTGCTGTCGACCAAATTCCACTTCATAAACGTCGCTGTTCGATTCGACATAATCCACTTCGGATTGAGCATACGAACGTTGGCGTCAGTCAGAGCCGTAACCATCGTTGAGATATCTTCGCGAACCTCGGCGAGAGTAGGAGTCGATCCATCATCGGCACCGGCAGAAGCCGTTACGTTAGCATCAGCCGCCCAGTACCGCAGACCTTTAGGTCCAGAGGCAGATCCAGCGCCGCGAAGAAAGTTAGTATCTTCGGTGGTCGCCATAGAGGCCGTGATGTCATCGATAACCAGCTGGTCAGTAGCGCCTTCAGCGTCGTCGTTCAGCTCGTTGGAGATCGCGACTGTTGCACGCAGTTTTTTGATCCGCAATACAAGCAATTCGAAGTTAAGATCGCTCGCCTGATCGGCAGAGTTTTCACCGATGTAAGAGGAAGTGGAACCACCGCTCAATCGAGGAATAGGCTTGGAGTCAGAGTTCATCGTAATGATTCGAGGCCCAAGAGATCGTAAAACGCTCTGAGTTCGAAGCAATTCGATCAACTCGCCAGCAGGATCGCCGGAGACTGTAAAGCCGCCCTGACTATTGCCGCCTTCGCCAAGAGTCTTCATACCAATCTGAGCTAGAGCTGGTTCATCCTCGCCCCACTTAGACTTGGCCCATGCGATAGCTTCCTTACGGTCGCCGCCAGCCAGAGCGAATGCGCGTAACGCACGAGCTGCTGTCAGACCCTTGACTCGATCACCGCCACGCTCAACAACCACGGGATTAGTAATCGAATTGATCTTGCTGTTGATTTGGTCTTGCAGAGGCCCGACTGCTTTCGCGATTTCGTCCTCCATCAACTTGCCAAGACCAGCGATGATCTCATCACCCTCAGTCTCGGCGTCCGGTCCGCCCTTTTCTTGAGCTTCTTCGATCAGCGCTTTAAGCCGATCCATTGTGTTGCTTTTTAAAGCCATAACAAAATTCCTTTCTAATGCGGGTTTCACACCCGTTAAGTGTCGTTAGGCAACCGACCAGTAATGCCGCGAATTGACTTCGCCAGCGTATCGCCAAACAGCCTAACAATCTTTGCAGGGTCCACCCGCTGCACAGATTCCTTTTCGCTTGCTGCGAATTCTTCAACCACCATCATGGCGGCATCACGTTCTTGGGTTCTAAGTTCGAGATAGCCCTTCAACTCCCTTACCTGACTTTCCAGAGACAGGATCTGCTCGTAGCCCTTCTGGAACTCCTCTGTCTCATCCTCAAGCTCTAAGATCATATCCTTGATCGAGGCGTCATCCATTTGAGAGAAGCCCTTGCTGTCCAATAGCTCTCGAACAGCCTCGATGTCCTCGGGCGCTATCTTCTCCAGAGCCTCCAGCTTCATCTTATACTCGTCCGTCAGATACGGATTGTCCTTGGTAAGCGTCAGCACTTGAGTCAACTTATCGACTCCGTCGGTGCCGATAGTCTTGACGAGATCCAACATATCCAGCTCATCACTGCCAGTGAACATTCCGCCAATGACTTTGATCGCCTCGGAAGGCTCGCCGTAGTTTTTTATCCACTCACCAATAGCGTCGTTTGCGTCCTTTACCAGAAGCTCCTCCGCCGCCTTCTCGCCAGCAACAACCTCAAGATGCGCCTCCCACAAGTAAGCCGGAACATCGGAAGGCCGCTTAGTCTGATCTTCTCTAGACTTCTCGCCCCAGTCGGTGACATTCCAGAGATTAGTTTCCCGATACTCTTTCAGTCGAGGCTCCCAGATGTTGCGCTGGCGAATCTCTTTTACTCGATCCTGATCGATCTCTTTTGCAGGAATCGAGGTTTCTGTTTTCTTATCGTCGGCTATCTTAAGCATGCGCTCGATAGATTTCCTGCTGGCCCCTACTGGGCGATTTCCTTCCTGCCACTCATCTAGCAATTGCTCGGCCCAAGACTTCATAGGCGCGACATCGATGCCTCCCTTTGCCGCTAGCTGGAGCGCCTCAGGATTGGCAGGAACGGGAACGGTAGAATACTCCAGCATTTCCTGAGTCAGAAACTTGATGCCGCCCTGCTCCTCAGACCAGACCCGCTCGTCAGGCATAAAACCGACTGATACTGCATTCATAAACCCGCCGACGTATAACTGATAGATCATGTGCGCGAAAGGCATGATGTCCTGCCCAACAAACTCGGCAACAGAAATTAGATTGTCATTCTCGACTCGAATGTTTGGACCCTTGCCTACAGGAGGCGAGTGATGCTCATGGGCCCACAAGATGACAGGGTTTTTCAAGTAGTTCTCTAGGTTCCAGCCATTCACGTTGATCGTGTCGTTTTCTCGATCAAGAGATCCATTAGAAATGATAAACTGAATAGTCGAGTCGCCAACCGCTTTGACATCCAGAGGAACCATGCCCTTCCGAATAGCTTTGCCGACATTCTCGGTCGTTCCCATCGATAAGTCTTTCAGAAAAGACGTTCCGTACTCTCGACGTTCTAATAATTTAACAGTCATTCTAATTCTCCAGAGTTTCGTTAAAGGCTTTTACCACTAAATTCTTTTGAGCCTCAAAGCCGTTGATGAAAGCGCGTTCCATTAGCCGTCTGTACGGCATCCTTTCTAACTCAAAATCCTTCGCGTTGCGACCATTTACCGAAGCGCTCTCAGGCGTAATGACGGCAAGTATACTGCATCGACACTCAATGTCCTCATCTGCCACCCCAAACGCTCCCGGGTGCTGCGCCTGATTGCCAGCGCCAGAGGTGAAGGCGTTGGCTGTATCGCGAACCTGACCGTTCATTGATTGGTGCGTATCTCGGGTGTTCGAGTCGTCGACAGTGAGCCACTGCTTTTGCTTGATCCGCATCTGCTTCATGCCGGACAGCGATCCGAAGTTGGCCGCTCTGACTGATTCGGTTCTCGCTATCCGAAAGGCTCGATAATCTTTGGCATCATCGAACGTGGCCGCGATTCTAGCCGCTAGCCGATCAGCACCCTCGCCCAGAGCATTGCCTTCCGAGAGCGTCTTACGAAGATCCGCCTTGGTTGTTTCGTTGACCAGGTCAGTGATCCTATCGCCACTTTGCTCCGCGAGGAATTCCTCGACTGCGCTTGAGTTAATCTCAAAATCGATTCCGGTACTGACCTGATCAACCATGCTCTGACCGAATTTTGATATTGTCGCGTTGTTCGCGAGATTCACGGGCGGGTTGAATTCGGCCGCTCCCATCCTTAATAAGATTTCTTCTATTTGGTCATCGCTGATTGTTTTCGACGTTTGCCCGCCCGCTATCAACTCCAGAGCCTTGCTAAATCTTCTGGAGCTTTTGTCCTCGTCAACGTCGTCCTCATCCTCGTCAATATCATCATCATCGGTTGGCGCGACTGGTGCCGGAGCTGGCCGCTCGACATCGATGTTGGTTCCGCCTGGGCGAGCGCTGTACAGGGTGCTGAATGGATACGGGAATATATTGCCTGCTCCATTAGGCAGAGGCTCAAGGCCTGCCGCCTCGCGAATCTCATCAAGAGTAAAGGCGTGAGGATGCGCGACAGTGACAGCCAGCTCGTGATCCTGATCTTCCTTCACTGGACTGACGTAACCGACAGAGATCCGCTCATCGAACTGAGTCGCGAGCGAGATCGTAATGCCGTCCATAATGATGTCAACGCGAGGAACAGTGACATGCTTTGTCAGGAAGAATTCCGCCGCGCTTATGGTTGCTCGATTGCTGTTTTCGATAATGCCAAGCGCCTCAGGCGGAATGGCGTAAACTTGCAGAGTGACATCTCGCCAAAACTTCTGCTGCTCTACCAGATTCATGGAGCTTAAATCAGACTGGAGATCCTTGACGCCAACTTTCCCCGGCAAGAAAAACGGCTTAAACCTTTTGCGATATCCTTGCAGCTTATCGAGCCACGACGACTCAAGACGATCCGCGGCTTCTGGAGTGATGGGGTTTTCTTTGTCCTCTGAATAGATCAGAAGATCAGGACGAGCAGAGTTCATAAAGAACGACTTCACATACTTAGACGCAAAGTCGTTCGACTCGATCTCATCGCCCAACGCTTTTGCTGGGGAGCTGGATCGACCATAAGGGTTTGCTGGCGAGAAGTCTCGAATGTATACGATATCTATCGCTGGGATCTTGGTTCTCGATCCTCCAAAACTAACCTCGTAAAATCCGCCGTTAGGATCTGACAGCTTTGGAATGTCGGTAACCCAGTGAGGCGGAATAGGCCAAAGCTCGACCGGCATGCCCACGCCGTTGCGCTCGATCATCCAGAAGATTTCATTCGTCAGCGCGAACACTGTGCCTGACCACTTGAAGAATGCCATGCCTGACATGGCTGGGTTTGGTCGCTTGAGGAGATCGAGGAGTGGATGGTTTTCTATTTCTAAATCGCCGGCCATCAAAGTCCAGTCTATCGACCCTATGCCTTGTCCGATCTTATCGCTGATCG